TAGCACCGACATACAGTATGGCAAAAAGGATCGCATGGGATTACTTGAAATACTATACATCGGTCCTACCTAATATGGACTACCATGAAACAGAATTAAGAGCGGAACTACCGAATGGGGGTAGAATACAACTACTTGGTTGTGAAAGACCACAAACACTAAAAGGTTTATATATCGATGGTGTTGTCTTAGACGAAGTTGCCCAAATGCCACCAAAGATGTGGACTGAAGTTATCAGACCTGCACTATCGGATAGAGAAGGATTTATGATAGCGATTGGTACTCCTCAAGGTCATAACTCTTTCTTTGATTTGTATAATCATGGGATGCACAATGAAGGTTGGTATGCCACGAAGTTTAAGGCATCAGAAACTAAAGTTGTCAAAGAAGAAGAACTGGCCGAAGCAAAGAAATTAATGCCTCCTGAGATATACGAGGCAGAATATGAATGTAGTTTTGAAAGCTCTGCAATCGGAGCTATCTACTCACAAGGACTGAATAAAGCTGATGACGATGGCCGAGTTACAAAAGTTCCTTATGATCCTACATTAAAGGTTTCTACCTTTTGGGATCTGGGAATGGCCGATAAAACCTCGATATGGTTCTGTCAGCAAAAAGGCACAGCAATACACCTTATAGACTACTTTGAAGATAGTGGTGAATCCTTAGAATATTACGCCTCAATCCTACAAGATCGAGGATATATCTACGATACACACTACTTACCTCACGATGCCAATGTCCGAGAGATCGGAACAGGGAAATCAAGAGTAGAGATCGCACAGAGTTTAGGTCTATCGACCAGTATTGTACCGAAGATGAGTATAGAAGATGGAATTAACGCAGTCAGAATGACGTTATCACGATGTTATTTTGATTTTGAAAAGACAAAAGATGGATTAGATGCCTTGAGACAGTATCGATGGGCGGTCAATGACAAAGGTGAAAGCAAAAATAGACCACAACACGACTGGACTTCTCACAGTGCAGACGCATTTAGGTATTTATGTACGGGATTACAAGAAACAAAGAACTGGGCAACACAAATTAATTATCCGAAATTAGGAATTGTATAATGAAATTAACAAAAGAAAGATTGAAAGCACTTATATCGCAAGAGATAACAAACTCATTAGGTTTTTATGGGGGTGAGTTATCTTCTCAGCGTAAAAATGCACTAAAATTTTACTTAGGAGAGCCTCTTGGTAACGAAGTAGAAGGTCAATCTCAAGTAAGATCGCAAGATGTACTCGAAGTAGTTGAAAGTATATTACCGAGTATGATGAGAATCTTTACACAGGGTGAGAGTATTGTCCGATTTGAGCCGACAGGACCAGAAGATGTCGCTTATGCAGATCAAGCCTCTGATTACATCAATCATGTTTTTAACAAAGACAATAATGGCTACAGTATCTTGCACACAATGTTCAAAGATGCTCTTATTTCTAAAAATGGCTTTGTAAAATACTATTGGAAAAGAGATAAAGAGCAGAAAAAAGAGTCTTATGAGAATTTAACCACTGCTGAGTACCAAGCATTATTAGCAGATCCGGAAGTAGAGGTTATTGAAGTTGAAGAAGGTGACATAGATATTGATATTAACAATATTGATATTAACGAAACCAAATACAACGTCACTGTTCAACGAGTAAAAGAATATGGTCGTGTATGCGTAGAAAATGTTGCACCAGAAAGTTTATTAGTCAGCAAAACTGCTACAAGTTTAGAAGATTGTAATTTTATTGGACAACGAGTTTTTAAAACAAGATCAGAACTTATCAGTATGGGCTTCGATAAGAAGATTGTCAATGAACTCCCAGTAGCTGATGAAGAAATTTATAACACAGAGGCAGTCACAAGAAGATCGTATGACGATGAAACGATGCCTCAAGAATACCAAAATGTCGATCCCTTACTAACACGAGTTTCTGTTGTCGATTGTTACATGAAATGTGACTACGATAACGATGGTATCGCTGAACTAAGACACATTGTAGTTGGTGGATCAGCACCAAATACTTATCACATCTTAGAAAATGAACCCATAGAGCAAATACCTTTTGCAATGGTCACAGCTATCCCGATGCCACACCGATTTTATGGTTTGTCAATTTACGATTTAATAGGTGACGTACAAGAAATTAAGACAACCCTATTAAGACAAACCCTAAATAATGCTTATCTACAAAACAATGCAAGAACTGTGGTCGTAGACGGGCAAGTAAACATAGATGATCTCCTTACTTCCAGAGCAGGGGGAATAGTTCGTGCAAAGTCAGCAGGAGCAGTGACTCCCCTTGCTTCCCCAAACTTTATGCAAGAGGGTTTGGCCATGATGGACAAGGTAGACAACATTCGTGAGTCGAGATCAGGTGTATCAAAAGTACAAATGGGCCTTGATAGTGATGTTATTAACAAATCTCACACGACAGCAACTAGTGCGAATGTGATGATGAACGCATCAACACAAAGAATAGAGTTATATGCTCGTAACTTTAGTGAAGGTGTCAAAAGAATGTTTCAGGGTATCTTACAGCTAGTATGTAAGTATCAAGATCAAGAAAGAATTATTAGATTACGCAATCAGTTTGTACCGATGAACCCTAGAGACTGGCATGACAAGTATAATGCAACAGTACAAGTAGGATTAGGTACAGGATCACAAGATCAACGACTAGAAGTATTAGGTCGTGTCCTTGCAGTACAAGAAAAACTTATTGCTACTGGTGGTATGGGCATTGTTGATCCACAAAAAATCTATAACACCTTAGAGAAATACTTAGAAAATGCTGGGTATAAAGATGCTTCTCAATTCTTTAACAATCCAGCGACTAGACCACCACAACAACCAAAACAAAAAAGACCTGATCCAACTATGCAGTTAGCACAGGCAGAGTTACAAAGACAACAAGCTAAAGATCAAGCTGAGTTGCAACTAAAAGCTAGAAAACAAAAAGTAGATGAAGAAATAGAAAGAGAAAAGCTCAATTTAAATCAACAAAAACTAGCTACAGAAATTTTAAAAACAGAAGAAGGTAATCAAATACAAAAAGAAAAGTTAGCTTCACAAATATTAAAGGAAGGTATTAATTAATGTTTCCATTTGGATCTAGCAGTTTAGCACAAGATATTATTGACTCAAGACTATCTGGTGTAACCGCATCAACACCTATGCAACCTCAAGATATAAATGAGTTTGGTGTATTTAGAAACCCGTATTCCCCGGCAGGATTCTACGCTAATGAAACTGACGTTAATCCAAAACCTCCGTTTACTCCTCCTACTAGCGATGAGGAAGGTAATCCAGTTTGTGATAATGAAAATGGTTATTATTTTGATCCTATTACACAGTCTTGTAAGTTAGTTGAACCAGAGTCTACAGGTGATGGAGACAACAATACACCTGAACCAGTATATCAAGGTGTTGGAACAGTTTTTAGTCCTGAACAAAATGCCTTTGCTAATTTAGGTTTAGGTGCGGAGGGCTTAACAGCAGAAACAGCAAAATCATACTATGGATCAGGGGAAATAAATCCTTATGGAACAGGATTAGGTGGTTTAATTAGAAGATTTACTCCTCTTGGCCAATATTCAACATTTAGAGATGTAAATACTCTTGTAAATGCTGGTGTACTCAATAAAGCTGATGATGGAACTCTTACTTTTGCTAAAGGTGGTAATTTAGCCCTTGCTAAAGCAAACCAAGCATTTGAACAAGACCTTGCTAGAAAACAAGGATTAGATTTAGATGCTCAAGCAGATACACCTTATGACTATAGATATAATCCAGAAACTAAACAAGATGAGCCAGTATATATAAAACAAAGTAGAGGCGACAAAGCTGATGACATGGGTAATGTATATAAAAATTTAAAAGGAGTAACATCTCAACCATTCCAATCAAAATATGGTGCATCAACAATAAAATCTTATTCAAGTAATTCTGGAGATACATCTGGCGGTAGATCAATGCAAAACTTTAATAGAAGGCAAGAACAAAGAAAATATCAAAACACAGCACAAACTGGTGCAAAGTCTGGTTTTAGATACGGATTATAATGGCTGATAACGAACAAAAAAGAAGCCTTGAAGCAAAACAAATATTAGAAAACCCTGTATTTATAGATGCAGTAAACAAAATTCGATCCGACCTAGCTAATGAATGGCTAAACAGTGATGTAAAAAATTCAGAACAGAGAGAAAACATTTTTGTCATGAGAAGAATGTTGGAACTCGTTGTGATGCAAATCCAGTCCGTTATGGAAACTGGTAAAATCATAAAAAAATAGGAGAAATAAATGGCAGAACAACCAGTAATGGATTCTGCAACAGAAACTCCCAGTGAATCTGTTGCACCAAAGCCTACGTCTCGAAATGTAAACGAGACAGCAGAACACTTGAATACCCTGCTAAACGCCTCACAGGCTCAAGAGACTGCTAGTGAAGAATCAACAAAAGAGGTAAGCGACTCGGAAACGAATATCGAAGATGCTTTTGAAGATGATGAACTTATCGATCAAATTGAAGATGAGCAACCATCTGAGAGTAGTCAGGAACTTTATAAAGTTGTTGTCGATGGACAAGAACAAGAAGTCACCCTTGATGAACTTATGAAAGGTTACTCACGACAAAGTGATTATACTCGCAAAACTGAGAAGCTCTCTCAAGAAAGAAAAACTCTTGAGGAAAGAAACGCAGAAGCCCTTAGAAGAAGCGAGGAGGCTAAAATCAAACGAGATGAATACGCACAAAATCTTCGTTTATTATCTGAACAATTAAAGGCAGAACCACAAGTTGATATGGACCAACTGTATAGAGAAGATCCTGCTGAGTATGTTAGAGTTAAGGCTGACCAAGATAAACGCAAAGAATTATTACAAGCGTCTATCCAAGAACAGCAGAGATTACAAGCTGAAAAACAAGCCGAGAATGATAAAAAATATCAAACTTACCTTGCTGGACAGCGTCAACTACTTACTCAAAAACTTCCAATTTATGCAGACAAAAACAAAGGTCCAGAGTTTGTTAAAAACTTAACAAATTATGCTAAAGAGATTGGGTATACCGATCAAGATATAGCACAGCTTGTAGACCATAGAGCAGTAATCATGTTAGCTAATGCTTATCGTTATGATAAATTAAAAAAAGCTAATTTAAAAAACAAAAAAGTTACTAAAGTTTCTAAGGTCGTAAGTTCTTCTAGTGCAAAAGTTCAAGATGATGATGAGATTGCAAAGCGTATGAAATCTAAAAAAGCAACTCTTAGAAAGACAGGAAAAGTAAATGATGCTGTTTCTGTTTTACAAGAGATGTTCTCTAAATAACAACAACATAGAAAGGAATAAGTAATGGCACAACCAACCAATACTTTTGATACCTATGATGGTGCAAATTCTATAAGAGAAGATTTAGCTGATGTAATTTACAATATTTCACCGACTGAAACTCCTTTTATGAGTAACGCATCAAAAGGTACAGCAACAAACACACTATACGAATGGCAGACAGACTCACTAGCTGACGCTGGTGCAAACGCACAAATAGAAGGTGACGACTACACAGGCGATGCAAGAACTGCAACTGTAAGACTTAACAACTACACCCAAATCTCTGCAAAAGCAGTTACTATTTCTGGTACTGACGATGCAGTAGATAACGCTGGAATGTCCACACAGATGGCTTACCAGTTAGCTAAGATGGGTAAAGAACTTAAGCGAGACATGGAAAGAGCATTAGTAGGAGTCGAAAATGCAAAAGTCGCTGGTAACGCATCAACTGCAAGAGAAACAGCATCTGTTGGAACATGGTATGGTGGTAACAAACCCGGAACATCATCATCTGCTGGTAACTTCTCAACCAATGGTTCACCATCAGCATCTCCTGCTGGTGACGGATCAACAGCAATCGCTGGTGGTTCTAACAGAACTTTTACAGAGGCACTATTAAA